TTTAACACAGGTGACAGCGGTGCTTTGGTTGATACCCAGCTTCTCTGCCATCCTCTTGTTAGTCTTAATAGCTACATCTCTCAGCTGTTGAAGAGCCTCAGGAGAAGCATCATACACAGCAGGACAGTCCATGATACCTGTCAGAGATACACCTAGTAACCTTTCCTCTTCTGTGGTGTTCTTCCAACGCTTACGAATGTATCCAAAGTCTGTAAGAGTAGATTGAAATGTACCCAATATAGTAGCCAATTTAATTTTTTTCTTGAGTGTATCCATTGTATCATCCACTCTACAGATAACCTCTGATAGATTGCAGAATTGATAAGGTCGTAAGATAATCTCACAACAAGGGTTGGTGCCAAACTCTATAGAGCCATCACGCCTTCCATTAGATGCTGCCTTGACCTGTGCAGAGGCACGATTAAAGATACCTCTCTCACCGCTCTTGCTTTCATAGAGTGACAACCATTCCTTCATGAAGATACCCATGTCAGGACGTTCTGTGTAGCATACAGAGTTATTAGACAAGGCACGTTGTTGATTGTCCACCCACCAATCACCACTCTTAGCCATACGCATACGTTCATCAGTAAGGTTAGACAGAGAAATCAAGGCAGACCTTCTGACTCCTCCCACTACTACCACCTGACCTACCTTGCACATGATATCGTGACACTCAATAGAGGTAAGCTTACGCCCCTTGGCTTTCCTAAACGTCTGAATGGTGAAGTCAAACAGTTCTTCCAGAGGAGCAGGGCCAGATGCTCTGCCTCCAAAGACCTTGAGCCTTGCACCAGCAGGGCGTATCTTACTGGTGTCTATCTTTGGGATACGATTGGTATACAGGAGAGAGATAAGATCACGTAGTCCTCTGGCCCAACCTTCTTTGGAATCAGTTACAGAGATAACATCGTCTGTGTTCTCAAAGTATTGATCAGGTATGGTGGGAAGCTTGGCAATGTACTGACGCTCAACAGAGAAGCCCACGCCTGTGCCGTTCATCAAGATGTACAGACACTCATCAAAAGAACGAGGTGAATCAATAGGTAGGTAAGAACAGTTGTACCCTGAGATGTGTTCACGCTCCAATGCAGGACCAGCAGTCATCAGTGCTCTCATGGACCCTAGTACTTCTAGGTTCAGCATACCTCTACGAATGTCAGCTAACTCTAGCCCAAAGAGAGAGTAGTTATAATTCTCTTTCAGGTGGTCTACCATAAAAGAAAGATACCTATCAATGGTTTCTTCCCATGATTCTCTACGTCCTTGATCATCTAACCAACGAGAGTATCTCGACATGTGTATAAAGGATTGATAGTTTGTAGGTAAAGTAATCTCGTTCATCCAGGTTCTCCTCTATATTTTTTCTATTAGTTTCTCTATATACCATTTAGCCTTTTGCAAATCTTCTTTGGGTTTGCTTTTATGTTTATATCTTAATATATACTTTGATATGTTTCCTTTAAGATATCCTAAGAACTCTTCTTCAGTCATGGACATTTCTAAAATATCAATTGCCTCTACTCCCTGCATCCTATAATGCTTGGGACTATTAACCATATCAGTCTTCTTTGTTAAAGAAGGAATTGATTTCTTTCCTGACATTATATATATCCTTTCTTTTCAATACCTTTGTTGCTACAGAACGCATAGCCACAGGATTAATACCAGCTATATCACATACATATTCAAAGTTTTCACAAGTAACTCCAGACGTAGCGAAGAACCAGGAACGTGCAGCCAGACGATCAACTTTAATCCTACTAGGTTCTTTATTTAAGGAAGGTTTACTAACATCTAGTAAAGCTCTAAGAATAACACCCATAAATAATGAATGGTACTCATTGTTAGGAGTACCTGTAAAAATAGATTCATTAGTTATGGATGTTAAGGTGTTCATTATATTTTTATAATTCTGGTTCATAGCTTTCTACTGGCCTATACCATTTACCTCCTACATAATTATTATAAAATGCTGGTTCATCTGTTCCTTCCAGAACAGCAGCTAAAACATTATGCTTCATTTGATAGTAACACTCATAGTATCGTAAGCTACGTTTGTTTTTAAACTCAGCAATCATTTCAAATTTAAAATTTCTTTCACCAAGCTTCTTAATATCTTCTGTTAAAGAACGAGAAGAACCCATATAAACTTTCCAATTAGATTGTCTGTATTGCTTACCTTTTTTATAATGCCAATACTGTTTGCACCCTATGTAAGCTTTACGTGTTTTCTTATTGGTAATAACATAGACAAATCCAAATTTATTTTCAATGTCTGGTTTCCCTGTGTACTTCCAATGCATTACCAGTCTACGATCTCATCTACATTAGGAGTCTTAGAAACCTGTGTAAGGTATCGTAGGTTCGTTGCATAATCAAATACACGTAATCCTTTACCATTATTAGCATCCATCCAACAGTCACGCTTATAGTCACAATAGATGCAACCAATAGCCAACTTATAATTCCCAGACTTACCATCAGGAACAGGCTCATAGCACTTAGCTGGAGGAGTATCTTGTTTAATAACATCTTTAATATATTTAACGCGTTCTGCTGCATTGATCATTTCCATAGAATGTACTTTTGATAAACATATCTCTCCTGATTGTTTATTGATAGCCAAGAAGGCAGCGTCCTCCAATCCATTAGCCTCTGCATAGGAAGACAGTTGAGCTATGTAACCAAAAGGATCATCTGAAGAGACATAGTTATTCTTAAACTTGTCAAAGCCTCTGCCTGATGCAGACTTACAGTCAATAAGAACACCATCAATAATAGCATCCTGGTGTCCCTTGACTCCTTCAACCTCAACTTCTTTCTGCTCATCTGTAACAGTATGTCCAGCCAGAGAAGATAAGGAAAGTAGAAGTTCTTCCAGGATATAACCATACAGAAACTTAATCTTATCCTTTCCTTCAAGCTCAATAGTTTCTTTAAAGAACTGAATACAACAGAGATTATAGTACAAACCACTGGTTATTAAATTTCGACTGGCGGGTGATTCCACCCACCAATCCAGGTTATCTGCATATGGTTCAGATACTCTTTCAATAAAATCCACAAAAACACTGGCATTTCGCTTCATGATATCTTGCAAGCGGCGCATATGTTTTTTGCTTAATTTACCTTCTCTACAAAGGTCTAATGTAATCAAATTTCCAACTAAATTAATATTACAAATAGATTATATTGAATAAACTATAGGTAGCTATCCAGATATTCATCGTGATTTAACATCTTTTCTGCCCGTAATAAATCAGCTTCAGTATCTACCCCTATCGTTTCTTGCTCTATATACAGTAATTGCAATCTAATACCATTTTCTATAGCCCTCAACATATCAATAGATTCTATTATTTCTAACGGTGTTTGTTCCATCTCTCCAAACTTACGTAAGAAATCGACACTAAATGCGATAATGCCAGTTTGTTGGTAAAGCGATACGTCCTCATGTCTATACGGAGAAGGTATTGCTGATCTAGACATATAGAGAGCCCTTCCATCTGGCGCGCCTACGGCTTTCACCACATCAGAGGATGCATAGTCATCTTCATTATAAAGTCTTGACACAATATTCATTACAGGAGGTTCTATTTTTTCATATGTGTCAATCATCATGTCTATCATTACTGGATCAACTAAAATTTCATCACCTTGCACCATAATAATTAAATCATTTAGCTTGAGTTCCAATGACAGATAATTAATCGCTTCAGATACACGGTCAGTACACCGGTCATGGTCATCTCTGGTCATTACGACATCGATATCATAACTAGCTACGACACTTTTAATTTCTTCATCACAAGTTGCCACAACGACTTTGTCTATTTTTTCAGACAAAAGACATCTTTTAGCAATATGAATAATCAGCGGCATACCTTTAATATTTTTTAACGGTTTTCCTGGGAATCGAGAAGAACCCATTCGAGCAGGTATAATACAAATTTTATTCATTTATTCTAATATTCCTTGTAATGCGTAACGTATTGCAACTGTATCCGTTGAAAAAGCAACAAAATTATAGCCATCTTCGATTTTATTATTGAGAGACTCTTTATCTGGCTCTACCTGATGTATGCCAACAAACTTATTTTTCTCCGAAGTTATTTTCTTAATGCCACTCAGAATTTTCTTCATTTTCGGATGTTCCAGCTGTCCGGGCAGGCCTATATTTGCAGAAAGATCGTATGGGCCGATAAAAATCCCATCTACAGCATCCTCATCAAGGATCTCTCCCAGGTTTTCATACCCTTTTAAAGTTTCAATCTGAGGAATAATCAATGGTTTAAATTCAGCATAATATTTTTCCAACTCATCCCCCCATAAATTAGGCCTTATCAAGCCAAGACCTCGTTTCCCTTTCGGGGGATATAGGCAATGCTCTATAAACTCAGAAAGATTTTCAGCTTCTTCAACTACAGGTATAAGAATCCCCTGTGCACCTGAATCCAGTAGCCTTCTTGCCAGATAGGGATCCATGTTTGGTAGTCGCACAAGTGGCACAACATCATATCTCTCAGCAGCAATGAAAATACTTTCCACTCTGCCTAAATCTATCATTGAGTGTTCCAGATCAACCACAATCCAGTCAAAACCAAGAGATGCCATCACGCAGGTAGTATTAACATCACCCGTCATTTGCCAGACCCCTATTGCGGCATCTCCAGCTTTCAATTTATTTCGCAAATCATTCAGCATTACAATTGCGCTTTTATTATTACTTTGATTTCCTGTGTTTTCTGTATTCATAAGAGCTCCCAAGTATAATCAGACTGAAAATATTTCAACTGGCGTCTTGTTTTGATTAAAAAGTATTCTTGCAGGATATTCATCTTCATCTCCACCATCTAACAATGCTTCACAAAGATTAACTCTCTCTACATCACTCACTAACAAGAGAATCAATCCGCTGTTACATATATAATTTGGTGTAAGCGTTATCCTCCTATATTCATGATTATTTGATGAAGCTATTTGGCAGTTAGATTGTGCAAGCCAGTTTCTGGACTCCCCGGGAAAGAGAGAGGCAATATGGCCGTCAAGCCCCAAGACTAGCACCGTCACGGTTATTGGCATTTTAATTGCGTTTAAATTCATTTTTACCCTGTCAATATCCGGCTCTGGAGTATTATCACTCTTTACCAAACTAATATAATTAGCATTGGATGCATGATTACGTAGGAACAATTGTCGTAACTGCTTTTCATTACTGGCCGGGTGATCAACATCCAAATATCTTTCATCAGAAAGAATAACGGTTACTTTTTCCCATGATAACTCTTCATCCGAGAGCAATTGCAAAGTTCGCTGGATACTTTTACCGCCAGTTAATACCACACTTGCTGAACCTTCTGCGACAATAGCATAATTAAGTTTTTCAATTATCCTTGTTGCCAAACCTAAACTAGCATCTTCAATATCCTTAAACCGATGCATCATATCTAAACTATTTCATTTATAATATTGAAAACTTATCACATAATTTCGTAATAAGGATATTACTAGTGCCCACAAAAGTAATTTAAAAAAACTGAAGAGTCTATTTCTCTGAATATTACGTAAAAGATTCAGCATGAATGCCAATACCAACTCAGAGACAGCATGTTTATTGACACCTACTTGCCATCCTAAACGGATATTGTGTTCATGTAGTGCATGCAGGTCTATTATATCTATACCTCAATTAATGCTTGGGGACTCAACGCATTCTCTAGAAAAAGAGCCCCCATTTTCATTGAAAAATTTCTTTCGTACAGACCCTAATAAGGCCATTTATGGTCTA